CTGCTTGGGCCGCTGCTTGGGCCGCTGCTGGGGACGCTGCTTGGGCCGCTGCTTGGGCCGCTGCTTGGGCCGCTGCTGGGGACGCTGCTTGGGCCGCTGCTTGGGCCGCTGCTGGGGACGCTGAAAGAAGTAATCAGGAAGTACTCTTGATGGAGTTATTGCTGAGATATGAAAACTAGCACCGAACGAGTAAAGAAACTACGTCGAGAGGCCAAGCTTAAGAAATGGACTCGCCGCGATTACTATGCTACTGGTGAAGAACACGAGTATCTGAAGAAGCAGCTGATTGAGTTTAGGAGAAAATCATGAGCGATTTATTTTGGTCAATGCATAACGAATTAAAGCAAGACTTATTGTTCAGGGGGTCAAAGCTATTTGCCTGTTTTTTATGGGCAATACTTCCAATAACAATAGGGATGTATTTGGGATGGGTTATAGCTGATAAGATGGGGCAATTGTGATGAACAGAAAACAGAAGGCACAGTGGCTGGCGGCTTATTACACCCAGGTAGCCGAGGGTGGAGAGATGGTAACCAATGTTCATATGGGCTGGAGCGACAGAAAGGGTGGTCCAAACATGAAGTCCGACGAAGACACTTGGCGCATAAAATCTGATCCAGACGAGATATTACAAGACTGTAATGTTGCAAGTGGTTTGGGCTTGGTATAATGCGAAGACAATGGTTCGCGGCAGATTATTTTAATCGAATGTTAGTCTGTCACATGAGTAGCTGGCGTGGTCGTGCTCCCAGCGAACCGAGGTTCAATTCCTTGGGCGAGCCAACTTATTTACGGGGTACATAATGGAAAATTCAATTCAATTACGATTTCTGGTAAAAAAGGTTCAGGTTTCTCCAGTACATCGGAACGGAGAAAAGCAGGTTATGCAATACCGGCAGCTCAAGGGTCTTGCCGTGTCAGGTGTTGGACCAAAGAAAGAGATCTGGGGCGAATGGGAAGATATTCCAGTGGTTAGGGAGTGAGGAAATGTTATACGACAGTTTAATACTTATGTTAATTATTTTCCTGATGATCTCATTAGGTGGTGTTATTTGGGCGATGTGGGCTGGCGCTAGATACGTGTTATCGCCCAAGGTGGTCTATCGCCAGTGGTCTGACTGGTATGCGAGGTTGATGGGATTGTGATTGACTGGGTAGCGCAGATGGTCATTGTTGTTACTGGACCACTAGCAGTGTGGATCACGCAACAAAAGAACGAGTCGTTGAAAAAGTACGCTTGTCTCTTTGGCATGGCCGCGCAACCGTTTTGGTTGTACGCAACATTCACTGCTGGCCAGTGGGGTATCTTCATTGTTAGTTTTGTTTACACATACTCGTGGTGGTTGGGGATCAGGCAGCACTGGCTGGACAAGTGGAAGTGTTATCTATTTGGGGGTGAGCTGTGAAATATTTTGTAAAGTACAATGAAAAATGTGGGAGCGGCAATCATTTCGTAATGGTTCCAAGGACGCGATTTTTTAATACGGACGACATGGAGCGAGAGTGGAAAGCATTTCAAGCCATGTCTCGCAGTACTGTTGAACTGGTCGATGTAACTCCACTGCCATCACAGGAATCAAATTAGGGGAAAGGTATGAATGAGCAACAAGAGAGAATCTTAAAAGAAGTAATGCAGTTTGCCGTTGAAAATAATTATCAGGCAGACATTAAGGATGTGGAAAAAATTCGCAAGCACTTTGATCGTCTTGTAACCCGTTATACTGAAATAGCAAGGATTGAAAACGAAGCCATAAAAACCCAGCTGGAAGTAGTCAAAGACGCTTCGGCACAGGTTCTGGCTGAATACCTAATAACCATTGGCGAACTGGAGCAGGAGATATCAGGGCTATCTGCAAAGGCAGCAGAAAAGGATAATACTGTTAGGTCCGAGGCTGATATGGCGCATGAGTGGCTTACTAAGTATGGTATGGATGAGTTTAACGGAAAGCACAGACCTCCTTTGATCAAGCGAATAGAGGGAATCTTAAACAAACCAACTGTTAAAGAGATTCTTTTGAGAGAGGCCAATAAGTGGCTTGATGACCGACAGGTTCCACGGACAGGCCCAGAAGGACAGAATTACACTCTTATTGGCAGAATCGAGCACTACAAGTTTAGTATGCCGCGCACGGGCAAAAACCCAATGATCGAAGAGGCTCTTTTAAAAGGAGAAGACACCACTGGGTTGTGTACTGTGAGAGAGGCGGTGGAGGTTATGCGCGAGAATAAGTCTCATGAAATGGAGCTTTTTTATCAATTGGATGAAGTTAAATATAATGTAATCATTAGCTTTGTAGAGGTAGCGGAGGGCGCGTGATGTTATCGCAAGACAGGGTGATATTTAAATTCACAGATGAGGTAGAGGCAGAGGTGGCGATTACCAACGCGCACTTCTGGGCAGCTGGGAGAAAGGGAAACATCTTCGTGCTTCCAGCTGGTTATGTGCTGGGAAATCCGGTAAGGCATAATGGGTATGTCGGGTTTAGGCTTAACGAAGGCGGTGATTTCTTTGATGCTAGTAAGATCAGGGATCAATTATTTTATTGAATAGGAGGTGATATGAAAAGGCGATCATTTATAAAGGGCTTGCTGGCCACTCTTGGTGTTGTGGCAACAGGGGCTGAGGTTCAGGCTGATGTTAATCCTGTCATTGTAGACGCCATCGAGCCACAGGACATTACCGTCAAGATGCGCCAGTACTCTTGCTTATATCGGTATTCAGACAAGACTACCGATCTTTTTTCTGGCCCTATAGCCCCTTAATTTACCCTTTCAAATAGCCCACCAAATGGTCTATACTTGGCGCTGTTGCGCTGAGCATGGACCATATGGGAAACGTAAAAACAAATTCCGGCACATTCACTCTGAGGCCACATGGGGGCGGCGTCTGGGGGAGCGCCGATCCACCGCCTGAACCACCACCGGCTGGGGCTTTGATGACCGCAGACACCCAGGTGGATTGGGGTGATTTGCCAGCACCGTACAATACCATGCAGGGTGTGAGGGTTCTGGCCCTCCACCAGTGCCTGCAGGGCGGCGAAACCTCAATCGAGGTCGATACAAATACCACAGTTTATTATGCCCACGATGACACTAATGGTGAGAAGCCCGCTTGGTTGACAGGCGGAGCAGGCTGGACTGATACCACCGATACATTTACCCCTTCTGACGGTGTGCTGCGCGAGATTTGGCAGAGATCGTTTACCGCTAATGTTCAATACGATATAACTTGGGCTCATTCTGATTACGAGAAGCGCGGATCTTATTTGCTTGGCGGGTTTATTGTTCCCAACGCGATAGGGCTCACTCTAAGGCCAGCTCTGTACGAAGTTATTGATCTTTCCTCCTACACTGATCCGGCTAATGATGCTATTTACTGGGCAGATGTTCCGGTTATCTCGGGCGAGACAGTGTATGCCACAGTAGCACTACTGAACACAGCTATTGCCTCTGCCAGTGACGGTGACGTACTAACCCTTGCTAGTGGCACTCATAGTGGAAATATTCTTATATCGGGCCGTACAGGCGTCACAGTAGCAGCAGACACCTTTGGTAGTGTGAATTTTAATGGGCAGGTTCAGTTTATTGGTGCCAATAACTGTATTCTTACAGGCTTTACATTTCCAACGACGAATAGTACCCAATTTAAAGTTGATATGGATGAGGCTTCTCAATTCAATCGAATAACAAATAATCATTTTGATGGGTGTGATATTGCCGATGGCACGGTTCAAGACTTATGGATACGCTGTGAAGGAAAATATAACCGTCTTGACCATAACACAATGGAGGATCGGTCTGGAGAAGCGGCATTTATTGGAATGTATGCAACATCTGGAACATCGTTCATGAATCGGGCAGATCATAATCATATACGTGATCAACACGCTCATGTTGTAAGCGGTAATGTTGGTGAGACATTGCGCGCGGGGAATAACTCGGACAATGATGAGTTCTCTGCGTGTTTGATCGACCATAACCTCACAGAAGATATTAATACAGCACAGTCAGCTGGTGGCGTACATGTAACCAACACCAAATCAGATCGTCATATATATTGGTCTAACAAATACACCAATAGCACCGGAGAACTTGTTCTTCGTAGGGCAGCGGGCTGTTTTTGTCTTGCAAACCAATTTTACGGAGGCGCAAACGATGACTCTGGGGGATTTAGGATCAATGGTTCTGCTAATGGCGGTGATCATGTATTAGCACTAAATTATTTTGATGGACTAAATAGCTCAGAAGCTACTAACCGGCCTATGTTTGACTCAAGAGAGAGTAATGAGACTAGTTATTACGCATCTACAAATTGCCTGTTTGTTGGGAATATAGGACGTAATTGTGGTTTAGGTCTTTCATATCGTACAGACTCTACAAACCCCATAACTAACCACAGTCATTTTGGGGATGCTTTCGATTGTACTCTAGGCATCAACGATGAAATCTCAGCTATTGGAGCAATTACCTTTACTGGTGTTGTAATGAATACACCGATAGGTATATCAACGCCAGCTGGAATAACGGCGGCTGACCCATTACTGGTTGATAGAGGCGATGGCATTTTCGAGCCAACTCATGCAGACATAGACTTTGGAATAAATACACAGTGGCCAGCAGGCATTGAGGCTTCATTTTCAACAGGGAAGACTTGGTAATGGCGACTTTAGTTCCTGTAGATAACAATTTATACAAAGGTGTCACAACCGCCACATCTGTTTCCGCGACCATTACTGGTACTGGTTCAAATAAGCTGGTGGTCGTTGTCGTCCGAGGTCGGGCGGGAAGCGTTCAAACACTAACAGCAATGACCCTGGACGGGGTTTCTGGAACTGTACATTCAACGCTGAATATCGATGGTGGCGGTGTTGCTAGTTTTGGCGGTGTTGCTTACTTCGTTGATTCAGAAAACCCAGGAGCAGGTACATTTACCATAGATACTACGTGGTCAGGTACTCCTAACGATCTAGTCTTTGAAGTATACGAATACAGCGGAGCCTTGCAGGTTTCTCCGCTAAGCGCCGAAGCCACAGCTACAGATAGCGCGGTGGTCGATGGCGGGACTATCGATGTTACGCTGGCCAGTCAGTCAGGCGAGCTTGCCATTGTCTATTGCTCATCAGCAGACACCGTTACAGCTGGTGCTGGTGGTGGGCATACGGTTGATGCCGATGCCACGCTACTTGACGAAGACTTTAATTTGCGTACGCGCGCAGGCTTTGCTAATGATCTGGTAGTAGCTTCAGCTTCCGTCACTTACACATGGACCGTGAGCAGTGATGGCACAGAAACGATAGATAATGTGGTAGCTGGTGCCTTTGCTGTCTTTGCTGCTGCTGGTCCTTCATTGACTGGACCAGATTCCGGCACACAAGAAGCCACCACACAGGCTGCTGGCTCTGATCTTGATACGGTAACCACCTTTAGTTTAATTACGACTGCTGGCGGCTTTGCGAAGGTCCAGAGCGACTATTCAGACAGCACCTTCCAATACACCGCAGAATCTGGAGAGGCTGAGCTGCGAGCTGCTGCATTCACTCCGGTGGCCGGTTGTCCTATGACCGCGACGATTGCCGCTACCGGAACCACGGCGTGGCAAGTGCAGCAAAAGGCTGATGATGGCGTAGATTTCGATACACGGAATATCACGCTCAATGTAGCATCAGGATTCGATGTTATCCAAACCATGATCTCCGAGGCGAACACCACACCAGGGGAATCTGTTTTAGGTACAGATATTGTAGGTGTGGAGGACAACCACCAGTTTGTAGCACCGGATAATACTGATGGGGCCACTATTACATGGGCCGATGATGGGACATTTACAATTGATGATAATGGTATTCATACCGTAGAAATATTATACTTATCGCCCTCAACCAAGCAGTGGAGCAAATTTGAGCTGACCATGCAGACATCTAGCGTCATTGGTGTATCCAGCGTTTACGCGCCCTATACCCGACTTCACGTACACAGATAGGATAATGTTGTGGAATAGGTTATGGGAATATTAACAATTAAAGCATCTATAGATGGGGTAATGCATGGGTCTGCACCGACAGGCGACCATTCACCTATCTGGTCGCAGACAGTAGAGAATTTTGATGCGGGGCATTACGTAATGAACCCTCAAATATCTGCACCTGATCCGCAGCGCTGGTTAGCGGCTTCAAGGGACATGCACTCTACATCTACTCAAGCCTTAGATGCTGACACTGTTAAATCAACAGGTGTTAATAGCCTTAAAGCTTCTTGTGATTCTTTTGTTGAAAATATAAAAAGCGATGCGCATATAGGAAGAATATGGTTTAACGCAAATGATAGGTCAGAGGCAACGGACATAGAGTATTTTCAACATCAATATACTCAGTATGCACGAGACGGAAGTACCGAAGGAACTGATTCGCACTGGTTAAATAATTATTATAATAGAATTCGTTTATGGGTTAAGGTATCCACTAATATTGAATTCCCTGCCTATCCTTCTTGGCAACAAATGGATATAGGAACATATGTAAGGGCTACATGGGGAGATTACTCTCAGCAAGAAGAGGGAGGGTGGCACTATTACTTTCTTTATAATTTCGGAAGTACAGAACAGTGGCACCAGATTATTATTGATGGTGCGCCACAAGTTATAAGAGAAGCGGGCGCTCATCCTGATATATCGCCTATTATGTCAGGCACTACAGCGGTGGGAGGTGAGTTTTTAGGTGATGACTGGGAGTCCGGAGTTAATTATTTTGATCAACTTACCTCCTTTTATATAAGCTATGGTATGCGAGATTCCGATGATCATGATGTGGAGAGCTGGATTAAACTGGATGAAATTGAATTTTACAAAGAACCTTATGATGAGATTGAACCCGAGAAAGTTTCATCGTTAAATGGCGTTTATGATCCATCGGTAAATAGACTGTATGTTGCGTGGGTAGGGAATAGGTTAATCACTCCTGAAGATACCAGCGTACATGAGGCCGTATATTCCTTCAACAATATCCATGAAAACGGCTGGAGTAGCGGGATAAGTTTAGGGACTATGCCAGATGTAGCACATAAAGACAAAAGGGTAGACCGAACAGATATAGATATGGGATCTAACGATATTATATATATAGCCGCCAGACCTGTTGGAGAGACATTATTCAGACAGATTTCAATTCCTCTTACACAAACAGGGTATGATCTTGTTGTTGACGAGAAGAGAGATTTTACGTGACAGTTAGAACAGTAGGATCTGGCAAAGATCACTCCACCATTCAAGATGCAGTAGATTGGTTTATCACAAATCAAAGTGACTTTACAGGCCTTGGTATTCAGTATATCGATGTATATAATAATTTAACTTTATCAGCAAATATTAATCTGTCGGGACTGACCACCACATCCAGTGATTATTTAATGCTGCGTGCTTTTAATGATGCAGAATTGTCATTGCTTGAGACACTAACATTAAATGCGAGTGGGTATAGGTTTAATGGTTTAGATGGATTTGTTGTAAAAGTAATCACAGGTTTTAATGGAGGGGCGACGAGAGCTGTTGGCTCAGACTACGGGTTAAAGTTTCATAATTGCTCACTGAATAATGAAGTAGGAGCGAGCGTTAACGGAATACAAGGTAGTTCAGGAGCGGGAGCTACCGATCTTGATAACTTCTTAGTAATAGGTTTTAACGGAACTAATAAGTACGGTGTAACTGCTGGCGATGCTTCCATAGCTAATATGACGGTATATGACTGTACGAGGGGTCATGCAAATTCATCAGGAGGAACCGTTATTGACTCTGTTGTATTAGACAGTTCTGCGCTTGATTTTTACGGAACACCAGCAGGAATTAGTTATTGTGGCTCATCAGATACAACAGCGATAGGTACTGGCTCTTTAAATAATTTAGTGTCTACTGATGAGTACACTGATCCAGCTAATGGAGATTTTAGTCTTAAGGTTGGAAATAATATTGAAACTGCGTCCTCTACGGGTGGAGTCATAGGGTATGAAGCTCCTTCACCCATGCACCCTGGCGTAATTACCAGCATAGGGGGGGATGACTCTGTATATCCTGGCGAAACGGGTGTTGCAATAGTTGCCTCTGGTTTTGACGCTTCTCCGACGACTCAAATAGTTACTTTATCGGACGGAATAAACACAGAAAATTTAACTATAACGAATTGGAATTCAGGGCAGCCGATAGTAACAGCGCCTCTTGATATTGATTTATTATGGGGATCTACAGCACTTGAATTAAAGATTACTGATGATCAAGGCACTGCTATATTTGGTTCCTCGGTGACACTGGCTGTGCTTGCTGGGTGGGGCATTATTAATTTTGCGGGATCTATACCCGACCCAAATACTACAGAATCATTTTCTGAGATGGCTTTATCAGACTTCGGATTGACTGTGGCGGCAGGGGACAAAATAACCTTAACAACAGATTTTGCGCTATCTGTAGATAGTCAATGGATACCAACCGTAAATCCCTCACAAACCATTGTAGGGAACTATAAAGTATGGGATGATTCCGACAACACCTACACGACTATCGCTGAGTATACGATACAAGAAGGAGAGGAGGTTTCCGTATCAGGTGTGGCCAATATTTATGCGCCCTATACGAAACTTCACGCACACAGATAACACCGGACACACTTTAAGGAGCGTAAAATGGCTACAAGTAAGGCGTATTATTTACCAGAGACAAAGAGCACCTTCTTAGCCTCTGCAGGCACAGTCGTTCACACGCTGACATCACTAGGGACTTTAGCAGGAAGACAGTCGGCTCAATTGGATTTTGGCTCTGGAGCTGTAGCCTTTATGTTCCGGTGGCGAGCATGGGTTAAATTTGCAACAGCCCCAGTGGTCGGAGAAGTGATTGATTACTACATTAAAACCTCTGATGGTACTCATCTAGATAACGATGATGGGACAGGAGATGCAGCGGTCAGCGATATAGACAAGCTAAAAAACTTACGATATATAGGGTCGATTACTGTCGATGAAGCCAGCAACACTCCTGAATTTTCAGCGTCAGGGACGGTAGCTATTTTTGAGCAGATAGTTCAAATAGTTGCTTGGAATGCGACAGCAGATGCGCTTAGTTCAACGGCATCAGACATGGGCTTTTATCTGGAAGAAATTCCAATGCAAGGGCAGGCAGCTTAAATGTCCGTATTTGAACTTCCAAGATGGGTCCATTCTGATTTTCAGAGTACAAGGGACAAGCCTACCGGACCTGTTGAAATTGATTGGAGTAATACGCTAACAAAGGGGCTTAAGTTTTTCTTTGTTCCCAGACACGGTGATGATGTAACAAAGGGCTCTGGTACGCTTGGAGCGGTGGACCCGCCATTTTTCTATGACGTAACCAGAAAGTATAAGCTAAATGGTAGATTCGCTAATGTTCTCAGGGGCTACAACATTAAATCATTGCAAAATGAAATAGTGCTACAAGAAATGGCTACAGGACAGGGCGATAACTATGGGATGGTCATAAGCCCGACAGTTACTTTTAGTGATTCAGAAGCCTTCACAGTCGGAGGTAAGATAATAGCTGATACCGGACAATCGAGGCTGAAACCGTTTGGAGATGCAGCAGGAGGAACTGGAGGGGCAAAGGGCATCTTTAATAGGAGGGGAAGTTTTCTAAGATTCTATGCCGATGCTGGGATTATATCACTTTCTACCTTTATCGCGAACACAGGCCCAGTAAGTACATTTTTTTCATCGTCAGGCGGCGGGGCTTCTGCTAGTGATGTAGCAGCATATCAAACAGAAACACACGAAAAAAATACTTTGTCAGGGCAATCAACGGCATTCTCTTTTACTGAATTGACTAACGGGCTAAACAACGATCTACCACAAAATCAAGTTTATTGGGTTATGTGGGATAGGCAGTTATCAGACGCAGAGATACTAAGCTTCTCAAGCAACCCTTACCAACTTCTAAAGCCCCAAACACCTTTAATGTATTTTGTTCCCAGTGTTGCAGCGGCGGCAGGTAACCCATGGTACTATTATGCACAACAATGAAACGAGAGAACTGTAATGGCTGAAATTTTTATTGATGTGGACACAGCACTCGCATCAGTGCCGGTGAACGTAATGCCCTTGATTGATGCCACTGACTTCAAAACCATTGAAGATGCGGTGGTTTTCAATCAGGCAGGACTGGCGTTATTCTGGAATTTTACCAATACGTCTGGAGTCACTACGGTAACAGCGGTTACACCCACTTCAGCAGGCGATTATGATTGGACAGATTTTACCACTTCAGGTATGTACGGAATCGAGATACCTGCTTCTGGAGGGGCTTCTATAAACAACGACACAGCGGGAACTGGGCATTTCACCGGCTCCGCAACTGGGGTTCTGGCATGGACAGGTCCGAAAATGACTTTCAGGGCAGCTGGTTTAAACAACTTATTGGTGGATGATGCATTTAGCGCAACCAGGGGTTTGGCTGGAACCGCACTACCGGCAGCAGCAGCAGACGCAGCTTTTGGTTTGCCGATCTCGGATGCTGGTGGGTTAGATCTAGATACTAAGCTGGCAAATACCAACGAAATTACTGTGGCCAGAATGGGCGCGCTAACTGATTGGCTCAATGGAAATCGGCTGGATCTTCTTCTTGACGCAATCAAAGTTCCTACTGACAAGATGGTGTTTACTGTCGCAAATCAACTTGATTCCAATATGCTGTCCGTCTCTGGGGATGGAGCAGCCGCTGATAATATGGAAGCAACTTATGATGGTACTGGCTATACAGACGATCAAGCCCCTGCAAAACAATCTCAATTAGACTCAATTGCAAATGTTGGCTCAGCAGTTCATAAGCCAGCAGCCTCTTATGTGTTGACCACAGGTACACAATCTTTAAACACCGTCACTGCTACAGAAGCTCTTGACGGAACAAATCATGAACATGCTGACACAGCCGGTGCAATGGAATTGTATTACGAGTTTCTGATTGGTGGAGGCACCCCCACCTCTGTTCAAGTAACAGGCTATGTAACAGGAAATAATGATGATATCGATGTTTACGGATATGACTGGGTAAGCGCATCATTTAAACAAATTGGTAATATGCAAGGGGGATCTGCAAACAATACTGTGCATTCCTTTGACTTATTTGTTGATATGGTTGGTTCAGGTGCCGATGAAGGCAAAGTAAGGGTTCAGTTCTTTAAAGCGTCTGGACTTACAACAGCAACACTAGCAGTCGATCAAATATTTGTAGCTTTCTCGCAAGGCGTGGAAGGGTACGAAAATGGAGCTGTCTGGTACGATTCAAATGCTTCCAACACCAGTACAGAAGTCAATATAGACGGAACTAGCAGAAACCCTGTTTCTACAGAAGCTGCTGTTAATACATTATTGGCTTCTACAGGACTGCACAGGGTACAGGTTGCACCTAATAGCACATATACATTTGCAGCATCTCAGCAAAACCAAGTATTTTCAGGGGAGTCATGGATATTAGCATTGGGCGGCCAAGATATGTCTGCGACGCACATTATTGGCGCGGTAGTCAGCGGGATCGCAACAGGAGCTAGCCGTCCGGTATTTAAAGACTGTGAATTAGGGACTTGTACGCTAGTCCCATTTATTGCTAGTAATTGTGGGCTAACCGACACGCTGACTTTTTCAGCAGCTGGTAATTATGAAGTGACAATGTGTCATTCCTCTATCGCTGGTTCATCAACCCCAATTATTGACACTGGCGCAGCTGTAGCTGATGTCAATCTCACAATGCCAGGATACGAGCAAGGCATCGAAATCAGGAACCTTAATAATCTTGGTGCTGACTTATTCAGTATATCCGGAAAAGGCCAGATTATTTATGCAGCCTCTTCAAGTGGAGCAGTCAACCAACGAGGAAGCTGGAAAGTAACTAATACTGGTGGGGTAACGATTACGTCCGATGACAATACAGCAGGTATAGCAGATGTTGAAGATACAGTTTGGGATACAATACTGACAGGGGCTAGCCACAATACCTCACAATCGTCAGGGAAAATTTTAAGGCAATTACTGGAAGGTGGCTATGCACGTGCAGCAGTTTGGATTGACACCAGCGCAGCCCCTGGCGGGGATGGTACTGTAACTGATCCAGTAGATAATATTACAGCCGCATTGGTTGTTGCTGCGACAACAGGTTTCCGCAATCTAGAGTATGTAACAGGGTCATCTGACACACTTGTGGCTGCTGTTGATGGATTTCATATAGCTGGATTTGGTTATACTTTGGCGCTTGGCGGCCAGTCAATCTCTGGAACTCGCATAAGTAACGGCATGTTAAGCGGGATTTGTACGGGCGCATTACCACCACAATTCAAAGGAAGCTCATTTACAAACACAACGCTTCCTCCTTGCTCTATAAAAGGCGGGTCGTTTGGTGGGTCTGTAATACTGGGGGCAGGAGATTATTTCTTTGATAGTTGCTTCTCGTCAGTTGCTGGAACTTCTGCTCCAGACTTTGATATGGGTGCGGCGACAGGGAATACAAATCTCAATTTACGACACTATTCAGGCGGCGCAGAAATTAAGAATATGGGTGCGACCGGTACTGATAATATGAGCCTTGAGGGTAATGGGCAGCTAATCCTTAATGCCAACTGCGCAGGCGGAACAATAGCCATTCGAGGCAACTTCACAGTTACTGATAATGCTGGTGATGTAGTCACATTGTCCGACGATGCTCGATTTGACGTAATGCAGGTCGAAGACGCTGTTTGGGATCTTGCTACGGCGGGGCACACCATAGCGGGCACATTTGGAGCGCAGGCTAAAACAGTTGTTGATAGAATTGAGGTTGACACCATTCAGACACAGGTTGATATCGCGAACCTCAAGGATTTTGATCCAGCGGTAGATACCGTTGATATCGGCAAGATAGTTGGAAGTGCTCTATCTGCCACCAACCTACGAGAGTCAGCATTAACTATGACTGTAGTGACCGTGGGTGGCGTTCCTACGACCACAGTAATACCCACCAACCTCACAGAAACTACCAATGACCACTATAAGGGACTTGTTTTTAAGTGGAAGGATGGTGCGCTGGAAGGACAAGGAACAGAAATAGAGGGGTATAATGGCGCAACTAAGGAACTAACTGTCACGGCAACTACAGACCCGTGTAGTTCGGGTGATATAGGGGTTATTTTATGAGCAAAGAAAAACTGATTGCAGAGCTTCGAATATCTGCTGATGACAACACTAATAGATTGACGCATAAAGCGGTTGATCTGGTAGAAAGACTAATAAACCAAGAGGTGTCTGCGAAGGTTGAGGAATCCCCAGCTTATCGCGCCCCAGAAGTGAAGGACGATTACTTACTAGGATGCGCCGTACTGGGCCTTGCACTGATTATTTTGTTTGAGAGGGTATTGCCATGGCTTTAACCCGTTTAGGCTCACACGGCGTACCTCTGGGCGTTGGTGGCGACTTTACAGGGAAAGAGGAAGCAGCCCCTGCCCCAGCTACCGGCGTACAGGGTATTTACGCCCCAATTACCAGATTACACGCGCACCGAAGAGAGATTTTTGGCAAGTCTGTGAAAGATTTTATTTATGCAAGTTTAGTATATAATGGCTGGAAGCCGGCCTACCAAGAGGATTAATTATGACTCAGGTCTTTGATGTAAATGTACAATTTAATACCTTTAGGGGGGTTGATGCAATAACCCGACCAGCTAATACAGATGTGTATACTGCTGGCGATGTGGTGTCAGAGGTTACCAGTAATGACCACTTTACCTTTGAGGAAGTGAATAGACCTGGGGGCATCAAAAAGCACTTAGGTGGTTCTATCGCTACTGCTCGGCTTCATAGCTCTGCCAATCAGGCGACAAAACTGGATGGTGAATTGTGGCTATTCAGTCAAGATATTGCAGAGGTAGCAGATAATGGTGCCTTTGCTCCTACTGATGCAGAAATGCTAACACTTGTGGGTATTATCGATTTTCCGGTTGCTAATTGGAAAGAGGGGATAGCTACGGCAGGCGCTGCTGGTAATGCGGTCTGTGAAGCCTTTAATCTCGGACTGGCATACAAGGGCGGGCTTACCTCCCTCTTTGGACAGCTGGTAGTGAGAAATGCTTATACGCCAGTCTCCGGCGAGATATTCACTTGCGAGATTATTGTTTCTAGGGATTAAAAGTGGCTGGATCTGACAAGCAAATTCTCGACGCTCCTTCTGCTGATGACTTTGATGACGACAAGCAGGACGAACAAGAGGCCGAACAGCTGGAAATGCTGGATAAGCTTGGCATGTCGCTATCCAAGAATCGAACCGAGGCTATCACCTACCGACAGAACTCAGGGATCGAGCGGGAGTGGATGGAGGACCGAGAGCATTACGAAGGGATTGATGATACTAACAGGGGAGAGTTGGGAGATTGGGAATCAAAACCTCTTGGCCAAGGGGCACTACAGGATGGCGAAGGTGTTGGGTCTACCGTATTTTTCAATATAACCCGCCCTTACTGTGACACTGCTTCCGCACGAGTAGGAGATATGTTACTCCCAACTGATGACAAAGGTTGGGCTATAGAGCCTACACCCATTCCAGACCTTATCGCTATCGCTGATGGCAAGATCCCTACCAAAATACAGCAACAAATTGAAGCCCAGGTTCCCCAAGATAAGCTCGCCGCTACTATTAAGGAAATCATCGCTGATCAGCAAATGATTCTAGACGAAGCGAAATCACAAGCAGATCGGGCAGAGAAGCGCATTAATGACTGGCATACAGAGTGTCAATATAACGCTGAAATGCGGGTAGTGATTGAAGATTGCAGCCAGATTGGTACGGGTGTTATGAAAGGCCCGATACCCGAGAACAAAAAACATCTTGCCTTTTTTAATAACCAAATGGTAATGAAGGATGAATTGCAACCTATATCGCGCAGGGTTCAAGTTCAGAACTGTTATCCAGATCCTTCCTGTGGGCAGAACATTCAGAATGGTGCTTTCCACTTTGAAAAAGACGATATTAGTGAGAGAGCGCTCCACGACTTACGGAATCAAGAGGGTTATTATCCCGAACAGATTGAACGGTGTTTAAAAGAAGGATCACACAAAGCTGTTAGGGCCGCTGTCGAAACCCCGAACGTTGACCGTGGTGATCAGGTCGGATTGGTTCGCAGGGATAAAACCAAGCTGTATGAAATATGGTATGTGTACGCCAGACTACGGCGCACAGACTTGGAGGCCGCTGGTGTTGAGATAGATACTGAGGGACCGGAGATCACCGACATCGATGTTTACCTTGTCATGGTTAATAACAGGGTTATCAAAGCTGCCAACAATCATTTGAGCACTGGTGAATTTCCATACGATTATATGGTATGGCAGGCAAGAGCGGGGCTACCTTACGGCATTGGTATCTCTCGCCAAGTACGAGTCCCACAGCGGATTATAAACGGTGGTGGACGTAACCTTATGGACAATGCCGGAATGGCTGGTGGGCCTATGTGGGCGTTCAACCAGGGCATTCTTGAGCCGGTTGATGGGGTTTATGAGATAGCTCCCAGGAAAGGATGGTTTGTCAGCGAGGACGCAACTGCGCCAGAAGATATTGCCAAGGCGTTTAGCTTTATTGAATTCCCAATGCTGCAGGAGGATCTGCAAGCTATTATTAAGCTGGGAATGAGTTTTGCGGAATACATTTCAGGGTTACCTAGTTTGCTGCAAGGGCAAGAACAGGGTAATGAAGAGACGTTGGGCGGCCAGCAGATGCGCCGGAACGATGGCAGCACAGTATTGCGCCGTATTGCCAGACACTATGACGACAGGATCACAACACCGCATCTGCGCAGATATTATGATTATCTGTTGATGTACGGTAATGATGATGAGAAGGGTGATTTTGTTGTCAAGGCTCGTGGTTCATCAGCCCTGGTTGAGCGAGACATTCAGAACGAGTCTATTGCGCAGCTAGGCAGCCTGGTTACTAATCCAATTTACGGGAAAGATCCTAAGAAGTGGATGAACGAATACATGAAGTCACAGCGACTTGATCCCAAAAACTTCGATTATGAAGATGATGAGTGGAAACAGTTGGTTGAGCAAATGTCAGCACCTCCTGCAGATAGCTCAGTACAGGTTGCACAGCTTAAGATTGATTTCGAGACATTCAAGCTGCAAAGCAATCAGCAGCTTGAGGCAGGTAAGATAGCCAACGAGAACGAGCAGAAAGAGAGGGATCGAGAATTAGAGGTTCTTCTGACCAGTTCTAAAGAGCAGTTGGCACTTGTTGTTGCTGAGATGGAGCACCTTGGCACTAAAGATGTGAATTTAGATAATATCAAGGCTCATTTAACTGAGGTTATAATCACGCTCGAAGCACAGATGCAATTGTCGGGTGACGATGGCAAAGGTCCAGAGGTCGCAAAGCCGGCCCTGGAACCTGAAGGTCGCGCCGCCGATGATAAATCGTTCCAAGAATAGGGGGAAAATCATGACAGTAGGATTAGTAGAATTAATGATACTAAAATGTATCGATGGCACAGGGGATGAGTGGTATATTGTCCCTCCTGAAGAGGTGCCGGAATGGGTCAAAGATCCAGATACTGTGGACTTTTTGGTAGAGGGTCATACGGCCCAGGCACCAGGGGAAACTGATATGTACCTAGCTCTGAAGGCTGGGCATTATGTCAACATGCCGACTATGGGTGGCAGGATAAAGCTTATCGATAGCGGTATTGATACTAGTGGTATTAATATAGGGAAGTTGCGCAATGACAGCCATTAAGGGGTGGACATAATGGAACAGAAGCTTAATCCAAAGCTAACAAAGGAAATTGATCGCCATCTGATCGATACCGGTTCCCCCACCTTCCATGAGATGAGGCGGTTTATCGAGCATCGTATTGATGTTTTACGCAGGAAAAACGATAATATCAAACTGGACTCAGTACAAACTGGTGTGATAAGGGGGGGTATATTAGAGCTAAAAGACCTTTTGAACAGTTGTGATCCAAAACAAATGACGGTTACACCTACTAAACCCAGAACAGGATAGTAAATTATGTATATGAATATGAACATGCCCTATATGTCTGAAGACGATAAAAAGGAGAAAGATAAAAAAATGTCCAAAAAGGACAAGGCAATGTACGGCGACTACAGCGGGCAGATGATGTCCGAGTATGATGTTGAGGTTTTGGTTGAGGCCGGTGAAATCCGCAAGGACAGAAAACGACTAAAAAAAGCTCTGCACTGTGCTAAAATGAAAAAAGAATATCTTGACGCAGTTACATAAAGACCAAGCATAAGGGGAAGACCATGGCAAAAGCAAAAGAACAGCAAGAATTAAACGCAGATCAGCTTGATGACATTATCGAAGGTGAGGGAGATATCATCGAAGATGATGAGGCTGAAGCTGCTTTTGCCGAGGCGTTTGAGGATGAAACCACTCCTTTGGGCGAAGAGGATAAAGACCTTGAAGCTTCTGGTGGCGAGGAAGAAGAGCTTGGGGATGCGGACAAAGTGGGGTCGGATAAAAAAGAGGACTCTCCTGACGACGATGATGAGGTGGTCGACAAGGATAAAGAGAAACCTAGCGACGACAAGGATAAAGACAAAAACAAGGATGAAGACGCTGACTATAAAACACAGCTGCGAAAAGCAAACTCCAAGTATGGTGAGTTGAATTCCAAGTACCTTACTCTAAAAAAGACCAGCGAAGAGCGATTTGAAAAGCTGGAAGCAAAACTTAAAGCTCCTGAGAAACCCACTCCAGAGCAAGTTGAAGAGGCGCGGAAATCCACAGAGAAGCTTGACGCATTAAAGGCAGAATTCCCAGAGTGGGGTGGTGCTTTTGACGAGCAGAATCAAAACTTCCAGCAGCAAATAAAGGATCTGAGGGAAGAGGTATTAGCCAAGGTTCCAGCCAATTCTGATAAAGCCTCGGACGGAACTGAAGAGGTTGATGAAAAAATAGCCATAGGTGTGCTTGACATTGCCCACAAAGGGTGGAAAAATACGATTAATACGCAGGACTTTCAAGACTTTGCGTTTCAAGATGGGCCAACGACAGCCGAACGCGCTGTTTATTTTCATTTGGTCAGATCGGAAGATCCAGAATCCAGCGAGATGTTTGCAGGGTTTTTGGAAAAATACCCCGATTGGGGTGAAAAATATGGTACACTTTTGGGTAGTAGCAAGGCATCTGATGTTGGGGAATTGCTTGACCAGTTTGAGGAAGCTCGAACCGCTCAGTACAACGAAGATCAGCTTGCAGCCCACAGACGGAGTAATCTAGAGAAAGGCACTGCCGCAACCAAGGGTTCCAGCAGGGTAACTAGAACAGCTCCAGCGACAGCAGAAGAAGGATTCGCCGCAGGTTTTGGCGACGAAGCGTAATATCATCGGCGCGCAAGCCCCGAAAAAATAACAGCAAACGACTCCAAACGTCCTTTGTTAAAACGGTTTCTCCCAATAGGGGGAGGTTTTAATTATGGATAATTGGAGTTAAATCATGTCCATTCAAAATTTCGGCACAGAGGCCGCCCGAATTGGTAAGCTTAAAGGTGAGATCCTTAAGCATGCCATTCCTCGTGAAGTATTGGGCATTACTGGCGACCAGCACAAGATGGGTAAGAACCAGTCGGATACGGTTATTTACCGGCGCTGGCTTCCCTTTGGTGGTGCCACAACCAATGCCACAACTATTAACCAATGGGTAGTGGACCCCAATGCACACCTGACTTCAGAGGGTGTAACCCCTGAAGCGGATACCATTGCACCACAGGATATTACCGTTAAGCTTCGCCAGTACTCTTGCTTGTATCAGTATTCAGACAAGACTGCCGATCTTTACGAAGATAACATTCCTGCGGCCATGAAGAAGCAGACTGGCGAGCGCATGGGCTTGGTTCGTGAACTGATTCGCTACGGCGCACTAAAAGGTGGAACTAACAAGTTCTACGCTGGTGGTACAACTCGACTGACTGTTGACGAGACTATTGGTATTCCTTTGCTGCGGGCCATTACTCGTAGTATCAGCGGCAATCGTGGCAACATGATTACCCAGATTCTGGCACCTTCTCGCAACTATAACACCGCACCAGTGGAAGCTGGTTATCTGGTCTTCTTTCATACTGATGTGGAAAATGATATTCGGGAGCTTCCTGGGTTCAAAGAAACATCCGAGTATGGCCAGCGTAAAGTCATGCATCCTCTGGAGCTTGGTTCTACCGACCGATATCGCTTTATTATTTCACCTGAATTGGGTCCAATCATAGACTCCGGCGCATCCGTAACAGGAACCGGCTTGGTATCTACTGGTAGTTCCCTGGTGGATGTCTATCCTGTTGTTGTCGTAGCGGAAGACGCCTGGGGTGATGTTGCTCTGCGTGGTATGTAGTCTTTTGATACCACTCACATTCCGCACACCGCGAAAGACAAGAGCGATCCCATGGGCCAACGTGGTTATATTGGCGCTAAATTCTGGTCTGCTTCCTTCATTCAGAACGATGGGTGGATGGCAGTGCTGGAATGTGGCGTAACAGCCCTGTAAATAGTTAAGGCTCTTCGGAGCCTTTTGTAAGGAAATTTAAGAGAGGCACAATCATGCAAACTACTTACCCAGGAATGACTCAGTGCGTTAGCAAGGCTGGTCTAGCTGCTGGTACTACTACAACGTATACCACCGCTGCTGCCGCATCTGGTTTTATTAATAGCATTTACGCTACAGCTCTTGCTGCACAGACCAACACCGCTACTCCAACCACTGATGCTGATGGCGCTGCCTTCACCGCACTGGCGGCTAGTGAAGCTTGTGTGTTTGTCGTCGGTATTATCGCGGCTGGGACTATTGCGGTTTCACAAGGTCCGGTCGTGGCTATGGATGCTGACACCAATGAACCACTGTTCAGTCTGGAATTCCCTGACATTAATGATACCTTCTTGCCTTTTGGCTATGTTGTTATCAAAAATGGCAGTACCGGATCTGCATGGACATTTGGTGCATCAAACTGGGACGCAACCGGTGTCGTTGATACCTTTGCAGATATTGCGTTCTTACCAGACCGTCCGGTTAGTTCATAAACTTCGATCTCCCCACTTCGGCGGGGAATACGCTTTTATTAAAGAGGATATGTTATGGAAACTCATAACAAGAGAGACATATTATCCATCACCGATTATCTCCGGATGGCCAAAAACTCCAAGATTAAAGTGGTGAATGCTGATGGATCAACTTCAACGATCAGCTTAGTTGAGCTTGCTATTTTAGATGGTCTTACTGCATCAACTGCGGAGATCAACGCCAACTGCGATGTTTTGGAAGAGGTGGTTACTGCAACTAACGTAATTACTGCCGCTGAAACGGGAACACACTTTTTCCTGAATACAGCAACTGCTTTCGTTAGCACCTTACCTGAAGTAGCGTCTGGTCTGGAATTCTGGTTCCATATCGGACCCACAGTGCCAACAACAACCCATACAGTTGTAACCGAAGGTAGTGACAATGTTATTGTAGGTAACATCTGTTCTCCTGAAGATGCTGCCGGATCTGTTGCTGTTGTTCAAGACGCAGACACTATCAGCTTTGTGGCCAACTTGGCGCTCCATGGAGATTTTGCTCACCTATACTGCGATGGCACCAACTGGTATCTTGATGGTATGTGTGCAGTGCAAGATGGTATGACTACAACTCAGGCAACTTAATCGCAAGCCGCCGCTAGCCGCCTTCGGGCGGCATTTTATCCAAGGGGAAACCTATGACAGAAGCAAAAGCAAAACCTAAAGCAAAGGCTAAAGGCGCACCAAAATCATTATCTCTTAAAAAGCTGGATACTAAGCTAGAGAGCGCTCTTGACAGTACCGAGAATGCCCTTGAAGAGCTGGAGCAAAAAATAGTTTCGTTGTCAGAGGCCGCTGCAGAGCAGGCTAAATCCAACAATGCTATTTTAGAGTTCATGAAAACTCAATCGGCTCGTGCGATTGATAATCCAGTGGCCCCAAACAGACACATGGTTGAGGTTAATGATGGAGATCAAGAGTTAGGTGAATATGCTGATGCCGGAGAATCACAAATCATTCTCGGCACATTTGATATTAACTCTCCGCAGTTTCAGGACAAGGCAGGAATTCTCGCCTTTATGAATGAGGATGTTATTGTTCGCATCCAAGAGTCCATGACAGATCAGGAAGTTAGTTCCTTTATGGTTTCTGTTAATGGTATTCAGGAGATATTCCGCTTTGGGCAGACCAAAACAGTAAAGCGTTATATTGTTGAAGGCTTGGCTCGTGCGAAACCTTTGCACTATACCGAGGAAAAAATACAGGTTAAAACCGTGAATGGTTATGTGGATCAAATCATTAATCCTGCCACTCCTGGGATGAGATATCCATTTACCGTTATCCACGATCCCAACCCTATTGGCTTATCATGGCTGCAAGTAGTGCTTAGACAGTCGTAAACTAACAAGGCTTTTGTGCTCTTAAGCCAAGAGCTAACGGGCACAAAATATGTCTAACTTCCTAGAACTTTGCCAGAGAACAGCGCGAGAAGCTGGGATTGCTGGCATTGGTCCTTCTACTACCCTTGGTCAAACTGGTGAACTCGCCAACGTCGTTCGGTGGGTCCAGAGTGCTTACAGGGAGATTCAAAACAGGCATGGGGGCCACTGGCGTTTCCTTCGCCATGGATTTACTCTTGACACGGTTGCTGACACTGATACCTATGCCTTCACTGCCGCTACAGACTCGACAACCGCTTCCGCCATTACACGCTTTTCATCATGGCGCTTTCAAGACAGGATTAAACCGCCAACCATCTTTCTGACCTCTGCAGGTTCCGGCACACAGACATGGATGATATTTGCCAAATGGGAGCCGTTTGGGCAGATCTACCAATTCAGCAATCAAATACCAGCCTATCCCGCGCACATCACTATTAAGTTCACCGATGAAATTGTACTGGGTCCAATCCCTAACGACATTTATACGGTTACCGGAGAGTACTGGAGATCCGCACAAGAGCTGGCCGCTGATGACGAAGTTCCTGAGATGCCAATACAGTTCCATGATCTTATCGTTTGGTATGCTATTGAGCATTATGGTTATAATGAGGCCGCAGCAGAATCCTTGGCTCATGCTGAAGTAATGCAGAGAAAATATATGCGACAGCTTGAGGCCAATCAGATTGAGCGATTCGGCAGGGCAAGGCCGTTAGCGTGAGCATGTTTGGTGGTAGAAAAACAAAATTTAAATTACCTGTTCTAAGGACTGGGTTTATCCCTTTTGCTGGAGGTCTGGATACTGAGACTACCCGATGGAAGGTTCCGCCAGGAAGAGTTATTTCGTCCCAGAATTACAAGATAGGCATCAATAATGGTTATGGTGATATTACTGGATACGAGCGTTCTGATGGCCAGCCAAAACCTTCTGCCGGAATATACTCCATACTGAACGTTACCATTACTGGTGAGTTCTCTGTAGATGACACAATCACGCAGTTGGTATCAGGTGCAACAGGTGTTGTCCTTGCCGTAGTTACGACTGGCACTCCTGATTACTTGGTAATCACAAAAGTCACTGGAACGTTTAATGATTCCGACGATCTGCAGGTAGCAGCGGCCACTGAGGGAAGTGCGCTGTCTGTTGCTATTCCTGGGGGTGGGAACACCGCAGAGCTGGATGCTATTTATACCAATCTGGCCGCTGACGAATATCGCAGTGATATCGCTGCAGTGCCAGGGTCCGGTGATGTTTATGGAATCCACAGGCTTAATGACATTGATTATGCCTTTCGGCCAAATGCTGGCAATACGGAAACCGATATTTACAAGTCATCTGCAAGTGGTTGGGTTCAAGTTGCTTTAAATTCCGTTGTTTCTTTCACGACAGGTAGCGATGCCGGTGGTGATCCTGCTGATAATGAAGTGCTTACAGTGGGGGCCAATACCGCAACAGTGCTTCGATTTGTGACCGAGAGCGGGACATGGCTTGGGGGTGATGCCGCAGGGCGCATGGTTATTACTGCCGGATCTCCAGCGTCCATTGCCGCTGCTGCAGGTACATTGTCTGGTGGTGGAACCTGTACGGTGAGTGTGGCAGAGGCCGCGATCACTTTATCCCCTGGTGGCCGGTATGAGTTTGATATCGAACAGTTTGGGGGTGAAGCCGGAGCAAAGCGCATTTATGGCTGTGATGGAGTGAATAACGGATTCGAGTTTGACGGAACGGTTTATGTCCCTATTGTTACTGGGATGACTACAGATACACCTACTCACGTAGTAGTTCATAAAAACCATTTGTTCTTTTCATTCGAGGGATCGGCGCAACACTCGGGGATTAATACACCTTATATCTGGAGTCCAATTTTTGGTGCCGCAGAACTGGCCACTGGTGATACGATCACTGGATTTATGTCAGAGCCTGGGCGGGAAGATGTCGGGGCACTGGGTATTTACAACCGGAACACAACACATATTCTGTACGGGACCAGCTCTTCTGATTGGAATTTGGTCCGGTATCGCGACGAGGTAGGTGCTTTTGAGCATACTATCCAGCAGATCGGGCAGACCATGTTTCAGGATGATCGTGGGATTACCAACTTTCACACAGTTCAGGCGTATGGTAACTTTCAACATGCTACTATGACTCGGGACATACAGAGTGATTTTGATGGCAAAAAGACACTGGCCACCGCCTCATGTGTTTCTCGGGATAAAAACCAGTACAGGGTTTTCTATACCGACAAATCAGCTTATTACATCACTATGGATGGTCGAAAAATCAAAGGGATAATGCCGATAGCTCTCGGGCATCAGGTGACATCCATTTACTCTTTGGAAGCGAACGATGGAAGCGAAGTTATTAAATTTGGTTGTGATGATGGATTTGTGTATGAGATGGAGAAAGGCACCTCGTTTGATGGCGATGCTTATGAGGGATTTATGTTCCTGCACTACGTTTTCTTCACCGCTATACGCTGGATTAAGAAGTTCAAGGGCATTGTCTTTGAGGTTGAGGGCAATGGGTACGCTGAATTTGATTTCGGCTATGACCTTGGATATGGCTCCAGTGACATCCCGCAGCCAGGGAGCACAACAAATGCTGTGGAATTCTCTGATTCCCGATGGGACATTTCCACCTGGGATGCGTTTATTTGGGACGGACAGACATTGGCCCCTAAGACCAACAAGCTCAACGGAAGTGCAGAGAATATTGCGCTGGTTATTACACGAAACTCGGATTATTTTGTACCTATAAAAATCTCGGGCGCAATGATAAGATATACACTAAGGCGATTGCTAAGAGAGTAGAGTATAATGCTTAAAAAGGTATTGAATAGTGAGTGATTATTATACATTAACCAATCTACCGGCAACGCTTACCAAGGCGTCTTCGCAGACGATTCGCGATCAGTTTGTATTGACCGATCTGGGCTTTAACAAATGTGTAACACTAACCGGCAATGGTGATAAAATTGTTTTCGTCAACACTGCCGGAACAGCGCAAGTAGCCAAAACTGCTGCACAGGCGAGAACCCTGCTTGGTCTTGAGATAGGCACAGATATTCAGGCGTTTGATGCTGGTTTATTGTCTATAGCGGCCCTGACCACTCTCGCTGATAGAATGATTTACACCACCGCACTGGACACCTATGCGGTTGCAACCTTGACTGCAGTAGCCAGAACATTGCTTGCTGCGGCGACAGTGGTGGCACAGAGGAACGCTTTGGGGCTTGGCACCAGTGACACCCCCTCCTTTGCGGGACTTGTCTTAGGTGGCGTTCCTGTGAGTCTGGTGAGCTATAATTGGGGGGCGGTGATTACCGCCGATCAGGACTTGGTTCCAGGCGCGGGTCATATGGTTGATACGAGTGGTGGCGATGTCACTTTAAACCTCCCCTCTTCAATGACAGTTGGAGATGTGTTTGCTGTTCACCATATTGATGCAACTGACTCGGGTAATACGTGCCGGATTGGCGAAAATGGTAATTCTATTACTTTTAAGGGCGAGGCTGAATCAGCCGATGTTACTTTGGCGCGAGGTGAAACGCCTCAACTTGTCGCCACCGGAACGAATACAGCGGAGATTGTTTAAATGGTAGATAAGACTTTATCGAGCATTGTTGGTGGCGGGCTTAGGCCCCCTACAACTCTTTTTGGAGCAAGAGTTCAGTCTGCTTCTGGCGTCCATACAGGCGTAAATACGTTTATGGGTGCCACGCTTTCCTCTGAGGTGACTAGTGCAACACTCACTCAAGTGGTAAGTCTTGTCGGTCCAGGGGTTGTCACCTTTCTGGGAATGGTTAAAACATCAGTCGATACCACGGCATCAAAAATCAGGGTGATAGTTGACGGAGAAGAAGCCTTGCTCGAAAACACAGCGGGGGTTTTAGATGCCACGCATTACTATAGTATCATAGGAGATTTTTCTACTTTAGATCACGTAGCAGAGCCACAAATACCTTTTGAATCAACATTTGTTGTTGAGGTTGCCGGTGACGGTACGCAGGGATCAAAGGCGGCTTATAAGAGGTATCTAACATGATCACCTATAAAAAAAGAACATCCATTAATCCTGATGAATATGAAGATGTTGATGTAGCGGATATAGAATATCTGGATTACATACAGGTTTTTAGGAATGGTGTTTTTAAAGGTGCTGAAGCATGGCAAAAAGGCTCTCCAGTGCAGACTCACAGAACCGATATCTTTCTAGATGAGTTCTTTGATTTGTTTACTGAGGCGAAAGACAACGCTATCCATGCATCGACAAATGCAAAAATCAAGCGGGCGCGGAGAAGCCTGAATTATTCCAAGCACCGGCCCTTTGATGTATCTACTGACAAAAGGATAGCTGCCTTACTGAATGCGGCTGTTACGGACGGAATTATTACACCAACTGTAAGGATTACGATTAAAAAAGGGGTTCCATTATGAATAAAATACTTTGTGTTTTGGTAATTTTTATTATGGGCTGCGGCACTACCGGAAAGCTTGAGCCAGCAGAGGGCGTTAATTATGTTCTCACCTCCCACGGATGCTCCGGCCTGATCTCCAAATATATAACGGGCGAAGTGTGCTACTGGAAAGCTACAAGTTCCTCCAGCACAACTGGCTTGGTGGTTGATGTTACCAGTGAGGACGAGTGGTCAATGATCGGCACTGCGGAGGAAAATAAAGAGTGAAAAAGGCCGTCATAGAACTCCATGGGTGGAATGTCTCTGACTGGCGTAAAACAGTCGGGAGGCTAACAGAGCCTTTCGAGAAGCTTGGCTATCGAGTTGAAGTATTAGACTACGGCTATTGGCCGTTTACATGGCAGGCAACAAAGGGTAATCCAGAGGTAGCAAAGAAGCTCGCCAATCTGGTATTAAAATTAGTTGGCGAGGGATATACCGTTGATTTAGTTGCGCACTCAAACGGGGGCACAATTACTTATATCGCAGCAAACAAGTACCAGATACCGATTAATACTTACGTGGCCATACAGCCAGCACTGAGGAAAGACAGCCACCCTTGCACATCAGCAAAGTTGTGCCAAGTTTGGTATAATAACGGCGATGTTCCAGTTGTATTGGGTAAATGGCTAAGATGGTTTACGCCTTGGGCGAAAATGGCCAGACCTTGGGGTGAAATGGGGCACGATGGATACAAGGGCGAAGTAACCGACCCACCAGTCGTACAGTTTAACGGCGGCGAAGATTTTAAAGTTAAAGCTAACGGACATAGTAATTATTTTGAAAAGAGCGTGCGTGGATTTTTTCTGCCACGAATAGCAAAATATTGTGACGATCAAAGAACAACCGTCAAGCCAGAGGACACAGGAGTTTAAGATGGCAGGTATTTTTGAATCCAGTATTAACAAAGCAGATCCTTTTAGCAAGATTAAAGGCTATGAGGCTGAGCGCGTTGATATTGCGCCAGAGGATACCGTTGAGGCCAGAGTTCAGAGTATTATTGATCGAGGTGGCAAGGGCCAACAACAGGAGGTTACCCGAGCAAAACAAGAACAGGCTCGCGCCGGTCTACTAAATACTTCGATGGCCGTGGGTGCCGCAGAGGGTGCCAGAATTCAGCATGCGTTCCCGATTGCATCTCAGGATGCCTCCCAAAGCCTTGAGGCACGAATGGCAAATCAGCTCGCTACAGGTCGAGCCAGTGAGTTTTCAGCTGGAGAGTTTAATGTTGCCGGTCAGCAAGAACGGATAGGGCAGCAACAGTTAGAGCAGCAAGAGCTAATTGGTACACAAAATATAGCATTAGCGGGCGAAGAAGCGAGGCTGATTAGTGTTCGTGATGAGCTTTTAGCAAAAGAGGCTCGCGGTGTCGCTCTTACAAAGGCAGAGACAGACGAAGTGACGGCAGCAACTGCGGCACTAGAGGCCCGTGAAGTGGCTGCAACAAAGGCAGAAACCGACACGTTTGTAGCAGAGGCAGCAGCAAAAGAAGCTCGGGGTGTTGCCCTTACGAAAGCAGAAACGGATGCACTTGCGGCAGCAACGGCAGCGGAAGAGGCGAGGGTTGTTGCAGAGAGAAAGGCAGCAGATGATATCTTGCTGGAAGGTTTAACATCAGAAAATGCTATTAAGCTGGCAGATATTCAAGGTACGTTTAATACGCAGATTCAGGCATCTGCCTCATCAGCAAACATTTATGATAGTTATAGCGGGAACGTGACAGAAATTCTTAACAATCCAAAGATAAAACCTGCGCAGAAACAACAGCTTATAGATCAACAACTTGTTTTAATGAAAGGGGCACTGGCTATTCAGGAGGGAATTACAGGGCTAGATTTAACGGATGTTTTGAATTTTTCTGGTGATGGGACAACAGGGGGTACATCTCCAAATCCCCGCGTAGGCGGATACGGCCCTGGTGGGTATTACTAAATGATTATCCGTCCGGCCACTCCTAACGATATTCAGGCAATCACTGATCTTGGGCTGGAGGCATTGATGAATGATGCGTATCCTAATTTGGTGATTGATAAGGACAAGGTTAAAGCGATGGCGACTGAATGTGTATCGGCAGCCACTAATTTTGCATGGGTAACAGAGGTTGATGACAAGGTAGTGGCTGCGGTATCTGCTATAGTAACCGACATGATGTTCTACGAGAGGAAGCAAGCGAACGTGGTACAATTCTACACAACGGTGCCCAATGCGGGACTGCCATTGATTAGAGAGTTTTTGCGGTGGTCCAGAAATAGGCGTGCTATTAAAATGATTTGTTTTACGTTGGAGGTCCGAGCAGATCCCCGAATAGGCATATTGTTGGAAAGGCTCGGTTTAAAGTCCGAGCTTCCCGTATACATGGAGTTGCGATAAATGAGAAAGTTAAGTGATAATTCTCTTTTTACCTCTTGCTATCATGGATATAGTCGAAGGATTTACAGAGAACAGTTTAGCTATTGCTGTTTGAGTCATGGTTTTTTTCATTTCATGAATTTTCCTAATATCGTCGTCGCTCAGCTTGGCAAAATGATGGGATTCGCCTTTGGTGCAATTGCTTCGTCCTTTAGCGATCTTGTCCTGCATGTTGTCTTTGGGAGTTCCAAGAAAGAGATGACTTGGGTTGACGCATGGAGGATTATCGCACAGATGAAGAACAAATATACCCTCTGGGATTTCCCCCTTGTGGATAAGGTAAGAAAACCTATGAGCGCCAATAGTCTTTTGATTGACCCAGAAAGATCCATATCCATTATCAAATTGACCGCCGGTCCAGAGCCAGCACCCTTCAGACTTGTTAACATGAAAAAGAAATCTATCTTTGTCTGTCATATCCCTCGTTGGATTAACGGTGCGCTTGCTACATTGTCGTTGATAGTGCTTATTGCAGAGTCCTTTCGAGAAGGCTGGGGACGAACACTTGCTACAGGCTTTTCCTTTATTAACCTCAAAAAGATGCCTTGGTATGGATTTTACAGTTCTTTTTCGGTAATCTCTATTGTAGCATTTTTGACACATACCCTTGGAGTATATGTTTTGAGATCCACATTCAATACAATGCATAAGTGCATCCCTTTATTTAATTACGAGAAACAATTATATCCTACTGTAAAGGATTGTGTCAAATGAGCAAGCTAGTCAAGGGCTTAAAGAAAATTCGGAAAAAAATTATAAAAGGTTTAAAGACTGGTTTCCGATCTATCACAAAATCCACTATTGGAAAGGTGCTGATGTTCGCTGCCACTGTCTATTTGGGCGGAGCCGCGCTCGGGGCATGGAACAGCCCGTTCAGCTCGATAAACGGGGCTCTGGCGGGCGGGCAAGCTGCTGCCGGTGCCGGTGCCGAAGTGGCTGCTGGGGCCGAAGCTGCCGCCGCTGTTGCACCTACTACTGGACAGGTAGGTTCGATGCTTGGTGTAGAAGGATCTGTCGCAGATGTCATGACACAAACCGCTTTGGCCGAAGGAGTTCCCGCTGCCGCAGTTGGCCCTGGTGGTTCCATGGCTGTAGCCGAACGAGTGGGAGGGAATTTAGCTCAAGGGTATCTGGAAAAGACCGGCGCACAGAAGGCAGGAGGTAGTCTATTTGAGAAGGCTATAGGAGCCACCAAGTCAGTAGGCAAGTTCGCCAATGAAAACAAATTACTCACTGCTATGGGTATTAATGCTGTGTCCGGTGCTGTAGCTGCCAGAGAAGCAGAGCAGGCCGAACGAGAAGAACGCCGAAGAATGCAACGAAACTTATCGGTTGGCAATATTGATTTAGGGATAAGCCCTGGTGGGCATCGAGCAGCGCAGCCAGGACTGGTTAGCAGAAACATTCGAGGTTAATATGGCAGACGATCTTTTAGCGCCACAAGAACAAGCAGCTGATCAGGGTATGAACGCTCCCACTCCAGAAGACCAAGAGGCTTACGAGCGTACTGTTCTCGCTGGAATCAAGGTCTTGTCCGACCCAAAAACAAACCCGAAAATCATGAAGATGCTTAAATCTGAGGGGGAGCCTGCCAAGATTTTGGCGTCTGCGACTACTGCCATTGTGACTCAGCTTGATGAGCAATCAGGTGGTACTGTCCCAGAAATAGTTATTATGCCCGCTGCCGGTGAGATTTTGGAGCAAGTGGCCGAATTCGCCAATGAGTCTGGTGTCATGAAAGTTGATAAAATGACACAGGACAAAGCCGCCCAGCTTTTAGTAATGGAACTTGCCGACACTTACGAGATTGACCCAGAGGAATTACAGGGATTGTCTGAAGGCATGGGAGAGGAAGAAATCCAAAGTATCGTTAGTGAGCAGGGGGCTATTGCTGGCGAGGTGCCAGAAGAAGCAGCACAACCACAGCAGCCAGCCCAAGAACTTCCAGGGCTTGTTGCCAGAACAGTAGGTGCCTAACAATGAGTATTTTTTCTGGTGCTATTAAGGGGGCCGCAGATGTTGCAGTACCCGCATTGCTCGAAGGGTGGAAAGCAGACATCATGGCCGCACGTGATGTGGCTTTACAAAAGGTCCGGCAGCAAGAGCATAAAACCGAGCGGGAATTCCGCACCTCTGAGCGTGTTGCTGGCGAGACATATAAAACCACCGAGCGCGTTGCCGGTGAAGAAGCCAAGGCCGGTGAGGGTGTACTTGAACGAGAGTCGCGTGAACGGATAGCAAAAACCAGAAGCACAGGAGCGGGCGCGACACCTTACAAGGTTGTTGGTGGACAGTTGTTTAATACGGCAACCGGAAAGACCGTGCCTTTGCCAGAAAACACAACCAAACTAAAAGAGCTGGCTGTTAAGATAGCGGCTGCCAATCTTGAGGCCCAAGAGTTCGCCGACAAACCGAAGTCCATGGATGTCCTCACTTCAGAAGCATTTACCATGCTAGGCAAGTTAGGCGATAAGCCGAAGGACAAAGGTGGAAAAGAAGTTGTTTTCACTCATCCTACAAAGGGCGATGTCTACGAAGAGGACATTCAGTTAACCATGAAGACTCATGGCTTGACTAGGGCGAAGGTAATGGAAAAGCTGGGGCAATGATATGGCGCGGGATTTATTCGCTACTGGTCGAGACTTATTTGCTGAAGAAGAGCCTAGAGATCTTTTAGCGCAGGCCGAGCCCGTAGAAGAAGAAAAAGGATACTTCGGAAATACTTTTCGTCGCATTGGCGAAAGAGCTACCGAGCTTGGTGGACAGATTGTATCAGGGATCGATGTGGCAGCCAAGGCTGCTGAAGAAGCCTTTCCATTAGGTGGTTTTACTTTTGAAAAAGGGTCCATTCTACCCACCTACAGAAAACCAGAAGAGTTCAAAGCACTCGCAGAACAGGGATTACCAAACCTTGTAGCCGAGAGTGGTGAGCGTCTAAAAGGAATGGATTTCGGCTCTACCCCTACTCACACATGGGACGAGGTAAAGCGACACTTCTCCGAAGAGGGTGCTGTTAGCGGCATGGGCGAAGTGCTCAAGTATGCTGGAGAAACTGGCGCAGCATCTATTCCAGATATGGTATTCGCAGTATTGAATCTTCCTGGGTATGTTCTCGCGAGGTCTTCGGAAATTGGCGAGACAAGAGCTGCTAACAAAGGGAAGCCTGAAACTGATTTGGTTGACATAATGGAAGCGGCCCCCTTTGCTTTAGGGTCTGCTATCTTGGAACGAGTCGGTGGTAGAGGTATTGCCGACGCATACTCTGAAGCTGCAGAACTTATAGGACAAGGCGCGCTCAAAGTCATTGCTAAAAAAGCAGGGAAGGCAGCGGCGAAAGAGGCGGGCACTGAATTTGTACAAGAAGGCATTATTGAATATGTAGGGGAGAAGTTTGGTACTGAAGCTGAAATGAATCTTGCCGAGGCAATGGAAAGAGGCGTTGCCGGTGCTGTTGCTGGTGGTATTTATGGTGGTGCAGCAGCTGGCAGTATTGCTACTGTAAGTAATCCAGAGAAGAAAATAGAAGCAGCGCTGCAAGCTGAGATAGATGCCGCTGAATTCATCACCCCCGCCGAAGAAGTAGCTCGCAAAGCCTTTGATGTAGATCAGACTATTGCTGACACGGTTTCCAGTATTAATCAGGCCCAATCGGTTGATGAGGCAGTCGATATCGCAACCCAAATATTAAGCAAGGATATCGAAGGACTGACTGTCACACCTATCAGTGAGATGACAACTAACGAATTGCTGAATGCTCAGCCTCAAGAAGATTTGGCTATTGCAGAAGAGCCGGTGGCTCCAGTAGAGGAAGTTGCTCCTGTTTTGCCGGTAACTGAAATTCCTGCAGAACCTGATAAGGTTACAGGCAGGGATTTATTAGCGGATGAACCTATTACACCAGAAGCTGTCACTGTGCAGCCGGAGGAAGAACGTGCCGAAATCGAAATACCACCCCAAGAAAAAGTCGCCGCCGAAAAAGAGGAAGAGATCCCTGTACGAGATGGCCCTGCAGAAATCACCAAAGGGGAGCAAGTATTAGCTGACGCTGAAATCAAAAAACTTCAACGAGCAAAAGAAACTACTGAGCGGTACGCACAAAAGACCAAGGTTAATGAAACTGAGGATTCTTTGTTGACTGCTGCCGCGAAGCTTGGTGGATTAAATATCGATGCATGGGTTGCAGAAGGTGTTGACCCAGAAGTAATGAAGGACCGAGCATTAAACAACAAGGTATTTGGTCGTCCTGCATTTCGCCGCAAAGGTGGTATGACTCCAGATGATGTTGCGGAAATAGCAAATCAGTACGGATATGGGCAGGATCTTACTGCCAATGAAGCACTAGACCTGATAATGAATGAGATAGCGGGTGAGGCTTCATATACTCCCGCTGGCATTGAAAACCAGTTAGAACGCGAAGCATTGCAACAGCAGGAAGATGAAGCTGTACAGGCTCTGGATTACATCCCTACGGAGTACGAATCATTTACTGAGGGGATGAGCCCAGAGCAAGAAAGGTCATTCCATGCAGCAGCAAGTATGGAGATCGACCCATACCAATACACTGATTTTGAAGAAGCCGACAAAGCAATAGGAGATTCTTATGACAATTTCGTACGAGGAATGGCAAAAGAGGGTGAAGCAGACGCAGGATTTGCGCTCCAGCGAGAAACAGAAAGCGAACGCGAACAAAGGGAAGCAGCCGAATCCCAAGAAATAAAGGCCAAGAAAGATGTCGAAAAAGCTGTACAGGATAAGGCACAGGCCGACGAAGATGCGAAGGACTTTGTGCTTACCGGATCGGAGCGTACTGCTGATGTTGCGGCGGCGCGTGGACAAGAGGATATATTTGGGGCGAAGGCGAAAAAGGTAAAAAAAGCCACAGAGCCCATCGAAAAATACAATATTGAGCAAGAAGGAGAAACTTATGACAGAGAAAAGGCAGTCATACAACAACTTGATATATTTGAAGACGCAGGGGGTGGGGACTTACTCGCCGCCGCCAATCTATCATCCGAAGAAAGAATACAGCAAGCAAAAGACAATGCTCGACTTCTCGTCAAAAACGTCAAAAAAGAAGACATCCTGCACGGAGTAGATGTTGTAAACTATTCAGACGATGCGGCGCATCTGCTGGCACCAATAAGACGAGGGGCACAAGAGGCGTTTTATGTGCTTGTGTTAGATAAGGACAAAAAGCCCATCTCAGTAATAGACCACTCCAAGGGAGGCGTTGATGCGGCTTCCGTTTATTACGGCACAGTAGCCTCAGCCATTGCTGATACAGAGGGAGGTGAAAGCGTATGGCTTGCACACAATCACCCTTCTGGCGCCGCAAAACCCTCTGAGGCTGATTATAATTTGACCGAAAAACTAACGGACAGCATTGAAAGTCTTGGCATAACAGTTGCCGGTCATATCGTGTTTGGTGAGGGTAGACAGGCATTCGGCTTTAAGGACAGAACAAAAGGGAGTGAAATAAAAATTGAGCCCAAGGTGAGAAAATTATCAACACCTGTTACTCATAGGGAGATAAGGCGCAGAAGAGGTGGTACTGTCGATCAGTTAACAAGCCCTAATGCGGCAAGAGCAATAATTGGCAAGGTAGAGGCCAAGGATGCAGTCGTACTTTTAAACGCTCAACACGAAGTTATCACATCTGTCTCGCTGACAGCGGAAGAGATGTCGGTGTTAAAAAAGGATGGCGTGGCAAAAAGACTAGCAGGATTGATAAGTGCAACTAACGCCTCTGCAATGATAATTAAAACAGAAAAAGAAAGTTTCACTTCTAGTAAAAACATGGCCACCTTCGCCAACAAAGTAGACGTTAGACTTCTCGATTATTTCTATGGAAGTGATGCTGAAATTATTAGCGATGCGGAAAGGGGTGGTTTAAATATTGAGCCGAGCGAGATCTTGTTCGGCCTCGATAACGCGCTTCAAGCCGACAAGAAAACAGATTTTAGTTTAGGGGATACCCTTAAAGCAGTGAAGCCAACACTTGATAAGGTGAGTAGTAAAATTGGCGTAGCTGTTAGAATCATCAACTCCAAAGATATTCCTAACAGAGTGAAAGAAAAAATACCAAAAGGTAAACGACCAAAAGGCTTTGCTTATGGCAACAAGGTTTATCTAGTACACGATCATTTGTCCAGCGGAACTGATGCACAGGTAACGCTCGCACACGAACTAAAAGGGCATGTGGGTGTTAACAATATTATTGAAAACTGGGACAAGGTAGAAAGCCTTTATGATGGCTTGGCCGAAAGGGGCGGGAAGACTTTTACTTCAATATTGAAGTCTGTCAATGAGCGCAATCCAGATGCCGACAAATTAACACAAATCAAAGAATTTATCGCCATCGCCGCAGAGCGCAGGGAAACCGAAGGATCTATCGGTGCATTCATGCGGAAGGTTCGTGAGTTCCTGAAAAAATCCCTGAACGCACTGGGATTCAAGCCGATCAGTATGACCAATATCGATTTGATACTTTCTCGGTCTGAGGCGTTTTTGGCTGGGGAAGAAGTTGCTGTGGCCGGTGAGGTGGAACCGCAGTTTAGCTTGGATGACGATCAGGAAGTATTTAAAAAACTCGGGCTCTCTCCAAAGGAGTCCAAAACATTAAGCCAGACAGTTCAGGAGGTGATCAAAAACAACATTGCCCAAGCATTTACCCAAGGTAGAGAACGGGCTTTCGAGGGTATCTTTGATGGATTGACTGGACTTGATCGTGCTGAACGTGCGCTAGGGAAAGGCCGGACTGTCGGAGACTATGAGAATTCTGGGTATGTGAGCGCAAGGCTAGCCACTGGCATTGCCGATACCATGCATGCAGTTATGCATTATGGTTCTCCAGAGTGGCGAGAGGGGGTGATCCAATATCAAAAGGGCTCCCGAGGTCTACTGGAAATATTCGGCGACCTCGGACCCGATTTAAATAACTGGCTGGGCTGGATGGCCGGTCATCGTGCGCAGGAGCTAATGAAAGAGGGACGCGAGAAGAATCTAACACAAAAAGATATCGACACATTGGTGGCACTTAGCGAGGGCAAAGAGGCCGCCTTTAAAGCAGCGAAAAAAGAATACAACTCATTTAATAAGGCAATGCTGGATCTATCTCAAGAGGCAGGTCTTGTCGATCCGGTGTCTCGGAACAAGTGGGAGAGTGAATGGTACATTCCCTTCTATCGGCAGAGCGAGTCTGATAGTGGCGTAGCACTGCTTGGTCCCAGAACAACACGTGGACTATCCCACCAAACCAATGGTATTAAAGCCCTGAGAGGGGGAGAGACAGCCACCAATGATTTGATGGAAAATATTCTGTATAACTACCTTAAACTGACTGACAGTGCCATGAAAAATATGGCGCTTAACAAGGTTGTCGAAAATCTGGAGGGGACAGAATATCTTGATGATGAGTCTATGCACTGGACCCAGGTAACAGTGCCAAAATCCGAAGTTGCCAAGCGCATAAAGAAAGATCGTGACTATGCCAAATGGTGGGCTGAGCAGCTGGGAATGGATGAGGCGGCCAAGAGCATGGATGTCATTAATGAAATTAACAAGCTCGACAAGTCGGGTTATGAGCAGATGTGGACACAGGTTGCTCCAACTGACCCTGATATTATTCGCGTAAAGAAAGGTGGAAAATCATTCTTTTACCGAGTCAATGATCCATCAGTTCTCCGCGCAGTCTCGCATATCGGCTTTACAGGTAACCAAGGAATTCTCATGAAGGGTGGCCGGTATTTCAAACGATTACTAACAACAGGTGTTACCACGGCACCAGACTTCATATTACGTAACTTTGTACGAGATGCGGCACACGCATGGGCAATCAACCCAGATAACTTTACGTTCGCTGTAGACTCGTTTAAGGGGCTTAAGAAGGCACTTGAAGAAGACGCGGATTATCGGGCGTTGATGTTTGCGGGTTCATCTTTCCAGGGGGGTTATGTCCACGGCACAGATCCAGAGGCTGGCGCGCAAATGATTCGTCGCGCTCTGGACAAAAAAGGATTAAACCGGAAGGAAGCTGATGCATTTATGGATACTGTTGTCGATACTCCTGAAAAAATGTGGGAGATGGTCAAAAAGGGCTGGCAGCAATACCGCACTCTGGGCGACAAGGTAGAAAATTCTAATCGATTAGCTACCTTTACAGCTGCCAGAGATGCGGGGAAACCTATGGCCCAATCTGCATTTGAGGCCAAGGACTTGATGGATTATTCCCTGCGCGGGAACTGGACGGCGATGACTACTATTACTGATCTGGTGCCCTTCCTGAATGCTCGATTGCAAGGGCTTAGTAAATTAGGGAGAGCTACACAGGACGACTGGAAATCTGTCACTATGGCAGCAGCAAAAATTGCCGCAGCATCTGTTGCTTTGGCTGCATGGAACGATGACGACGAACGA